CGTTTGGGCAGGGCGATGTCCCAGCTTTGCGCACCCGATGTCTCGGATTGTTCGTCGTCCAGGATGCGGATCAGCAAACCCGCCTTCGCGTAGTTGACGTGTTCTTGAATCCACGCCACGGATGGGCGTGTAAGGGTTTTCTTGCCAGCCTGACGTGTTCTGAAACCCAGACGGCGCAGGCGCTTGGCTTGCTTTTCGGTCGCGGCCAGGCCTTCGGGAACCTTGTTCCACTGGCGCATTTGGGCAGCGGTGCGCCGCTCTGAAACGCCATGGTGCTGCTGCGATGCAACCCAGCGGGTCAGCGCATTGCGCCAGCCCAGTTCGGCTTCGTCGGCACTCAGCCTGGTGACATCGAGCAGCTTGCCCAGACCGGCTTCCATCTTCTTCTTGCCCTTGGCCGACCCTTTGCGCGCCTCGAATGGCGAGCCGTCCAGGTTCTCCTGGTCACGGATCCGCTGACGGCTCTTGCTGCGCACGCGCTTACTGACGTTGTTAAGCAAACGCCGGCGCATTTGAGGGGGCAGCTCAAGCAGGGCGAGTAGCTTTTCGGCATCGAGCATGCCGCGCACGTCGCGTTCGAAAGTGCTACGCGCCATGGCTGGCCACCTCACCCTTTTCCGCGACCCACAGGTCAAACGGGACGAAGGCGTAGGACTTCCCGAAGGCTTTGATTTCGCCGTCGTCGGCTTCGGCCAGGTACTGGGCCTCGGTGAACTGCAGCTTGATATCCACGTCGGCCAGGTCGTTGTCGAGCATGATCACGTCGAAAACCGGAGCTGGCAGGCCGTCGCGGTCCTTATCGTTCGTCTCAAGCCAACTGCCTACCAACGCCATCAGGCGGGCCGGGTTATCAGCAAAACGCTCAAAGGAAATCGTCGCGCCGTAGTTCATGTCACCCAACCACATGCCGTCGACGTCGGGCTTCCAGATCAACTCCAGTTGCACCTGGTCGGTCCAACTGTCGAGCTGCTCGGGGGCCACCAGCTGGCGCTCGATGAGATAGGCGGTCAACGCCTTCAACTTGATCACAGCAGCGTCGCCGTAATGCGGCCACGGCCCTGCAGCGAGCGCACAGCAGCCTGGCTGAATGCCAGGAAGGTTTCGCCACGTTCGGGCAGTTCCTTGCCAATGTTTTCAGCGCTTTCACGGCGGTTCACGGTGGCGAACTGGGTCAGCAGACTGGCTTTGGCACGGCAGTACACTGCACGTTTGTAGAGCATGACCTTATGGGCGTAAGCGATCTCTGCGGGTGTGGTAAAACCGGCTGCAGCCTCAAGGTTCGACACGTCGACGGCCTGCAGCGTGGCGCTGACAGTGGCCAAGTCGGTGTTGACCTCGATCATGGCCGTGGTCAGATCTGCGGCCAGCATTTCGCCCAGGTATTCCGCTGGTAAGCGGTAACCCTTCTGGAACTCAGCCACGGAGAGGTTCGGCCAGAAGCCGTCGTTCTCAATGACCTGGTCAACCAGGGTGGTGGGTTTACCTGAAAAGCTCATTGCTGGGCGCTCGAATAGGGGCGAGGAAACTGTTTCAGTGGGTCAGGCCACAAGTGGCTGGCTCACATCCACAGTTTCTCGCCGGGGGGGGTAGTCGTTTATTCAGTGGGTGGTTGGTCTGCAGCGGCCTGCTCGGCCTTTTTCAGGGCTTTGCGTGCAGACTCCAGACGCGTCCCTACGCCAATTTCCTGATAGAGCGCGACGGCACGCTCAAAGTGGGCAATGGCTTGCGGCCATTCCTCCAGATCGAGCGAGACGAGTCCCAACAACTTGTGGAAGCGAGCCGGGATGCGTTCAAACAGATTCCATTCGCCATCAACCCGGGGCAGCAAGTCGGAGACGTAAGGTTCAAAGCTGCGGCCGGCCTTGTATTCGGCTTCGGCCCAGTCGATCACCTCGTCGGCGACAAAGGTCTGCACGTTGCGCCTGAAACGCTCGGGCAAGACTTGCTCCTGCTCCATGGCCACGTTGGCCAGCTCCACACCGGCGGTGAACTGCTGGGTGTCGAACAGCCAGACCAGGACTTGCATCATTACCGGGTTCGGAAAAATCAATTTCGAATCAAGGTAGCGCTGCACGTATTCCTGATATTTGGGCAGCAGCTCGTCACGCTTGAGCTGCTGGCGCAATTCGCGACTGTCGATTCCGCTGATACGCTCCAGATCGACGTTCATTGCGTCGACCATCAACTGCAGGTGCTTTTTCGCGTTGGCCGGGCTGTTGAGTGCTGTGCTGGCGGAGTACGCCACCTGGGCACCGGCAGCAACAACCGCTGGCCCGTGGGCGAGCACGCGACGCTTGTGCGCCAGTGCCAGGCTCATCAGACCAATTCCACGTTTTCAGCGGCCGCGAACTTGCCCAGTTGCTCGATCACGTAGCCTTCGTTACGGGCGTTGTAATCCTCAACGCGGGAGCGCTTCGGGTTTTCGATCAGGTGACGACGCCAGCTGCTGTCCTGGAAGTAGATCGAAAGGTTGTCCCAACTGGTGACCACAACGGCATTGGTTGGGAAGTGCGGCACCGTGAACGTCGGTAGACCACCGTAGGTCGCAATGACCTGGGCGCTTTCGATGCGTTCTTTCTCGGTAGGCTTGCCGGCCTGGTTGGAATACAACTTGGCCTTGTCAGCAGCCAACAGGTCACTGCCAACGATCGCGATCAGATCACCGCCGTCACGGAATACCGTATCGATCATCTGCTTGGTGTCATGCACCAGGGCGTCGAGGTTTTCGTAGTCGCCACCAGCACCCAGCGTGATTTTGCCGGCCGTTGCGCCTGCATCAAGCACCTGTTCCGGGATCTGCTCGCGGGCAATCTGCAGCCAGCCTTTGTTGACGTCCTGCAACATCGGGTTGGTGGTCAAGTCGGTTTGAGCAGCAGCGAGAACGCCATGCCAGCCGATCATGATGCGATCCAGAGCGATCTGTTTTTGAACAGCGGCCGAGTAGCGATCCGCGAAGTCGGGAAACTTCGCCCAGCTGTCGATCTTGGCGAACGGCAGGCCGACGTCGGATTCGGTAGAGAACAGCTCGTAATCCAGACCGTTCAGGTCCGAAACGTCTTTCGCTTCGCGGTCGGTGGTCTTGGTATTGGTGCGGCTGGTCACCGGACCACTCACGCCCAACATGACCTTTTGGCCCTTGATCTCGGTAACCGGTACGACGTTGATACGCTCCAGGAAGTCGGCGCGCTCGGTGATCTTGTCGTTCAGTTCCTGAGCGATGCTCGGTTCCACATTGAACTGACGGGCGACATCGACGTTGTAAGTCTCGGCGATCGCCAGGCGAAGTTCCGAGTATTGCGCCAGGGCGCGATTACTTAATGCTTGCTGGCTCATCAAAGCACCCGTTTTTTGGTTTCGGTGTCGGTGGAACCGGTGGTGCGTGGCAATACACGACCAGTTGGGGTGCTGAACGCCTTCTCCAGCAGTTCTTCGATACGGTCGAGGCGTTTGTTGGCCGCACCTTTGCGGGCAAATTCGCGATCGGCTTCGGCATCAGCAACGATGGTGTCGACAGCGGCCGCAACATCGTCGACCTCCGCGACAACCGGTTCCTCGACGTCGGCGGTGACAGGCTCGATCACTGCAGTGAGGCCAGCGACAACAAGGCCTAACTGCTCGATCAAGGCCTTGAGCGCCTTGGTTGTAGCTTCATCCATTGGGGGGTTCTCGGTGGGAGTGGGGGGTGTCGTTTCAACGGGGGGATCGACGGCAAAGTGGCTGAACAGCTTGGTAAGCATCTTTGTCAGCTTGCCGAGTTCACCGGCAGGCTCTTCATCAGCCAAAGGCCCGAGCGGAACGATCGCGCCGTAATGCACTTGCTGGCCGGTTTTGCGGGAGAAGTAGAGTTCTTGGGTGCCTAGGCTTGCCGGTGAGTCGGTAACGGCCAGACCAGTGAGATAGGCCTTCCCTGTATTGGCGAAATCCGGGGTGATCTCGATGCTGGTAAATAGCTTTTCGCCTTGGTCGTTGAGCGAAAGCAGTTTGTCGTTCGGCTTCAACTGGGCTTCCAGTGCAACCTGGCCTTCCTCCAGCCCTTCAACACCCTCAACCAGGCGAACCGAAAACACAGTGCCGTGGGAGCCATACCAACGTTCGTGATCGCACCAGATCACAGCGGTATAAGTCGCGGTGCTGTACGTCTCAGCGATATCGCGCAGTTCCTGGGGAAGGATGACGCGACCGTCAACGGTTGGGCCGCTGGTGGCGACACGTTTCCAGAACGAAACAAGGGAACGGGGCATGGGCGTTAACTGCGCTCAATCGGTGAGTTGAGCCGCAAAGATAGGGAGGTGAA